GAATATGCTGATAAAGAGTTTACTGGAAGATATGAAGGTGGTGAACGTGGCATTGAAATTGTATTCAATGGTCGTGACCATAGTTTCAGTAGTTCAAGTCTGAGAAAACGGGTAGCTGATGCCCAGATCATTAACGTTCTTAATAAATGACAAAACAATCAATGGCTATACTAGGCGGTGGGGAACTATCTACTGCTATTGTAAATCAACTTAATCAAAAGTTTGATATCAATGTATTTGGGCATGATAAGTTTGACATTAGGAACAAAGAACAATGTAATGATATCATTGTAGGATTAGAATCCTACAATATTGTTGTTATTACTGCAGGTAAACATAGCGAAGATATTTGGGACATGTGGATGGTAAATAATGTAGGGCCTGCATATATTATATCAAACTTAGAAAACAAATACTCTAATAAAAAGATTATAGCAGTTACAAGTCATGGTTCATCGTGGACTAGCTGGCCAGGCATAGACATAAATAGACTAGTATATAACTCATCAAAGTCAGGATTAACTAACTTTGTGTATGGTCTAATACATAGAGATTCATCTAAAAATAGAATAACTATATTAGAACCATCTAGGTTTCAATCTACCATGAGTAATAACACCGGTGCTGATATTAACTTAGTTGTGAATCAGGTAGAATCAATCATTGATGATCCAATGCATATATTAAAGATAGTTTGTAAATAATGACATATGAATATAATCTGTTAGAGTGGGAAGTAACTACTAACTGCAATGCGGCTTGCCCACAGTGCCCTAGAAACTATTATGGTGGCAAAACATGGTCTAGCTTACCAGTGATTAATAACAACTTAGAGTGGGCAAAAAATCATTTGCCATCTGACTTTATTAATAACTTAGATAGAATAGACTTCTGCGGTACATACGGTGATCCTATATTAAACAATGATTTACCTAATATCATTGAATGGTTATTAACTGTAAATCCATCACTAGAGATATCATTAAAAACTAATGGTGGTTTGCGTGATACCAGTTGGTGGGCAAGATTGGCTAAAGTAATAGGTCCTAAAGGTTATGTGTTCTTTTCTATTGATGGATTAGCGGATACTAATCATTTATATAGACGTAAGGTGAGCTTCAACAAAGCTATTGACAATGCCAAAGCATTTATTAATGCCGGTGGAAAAGCATATTGGAACTATATTGTATTCAAACATAATCAACATCAAGTTGAAGAAGCACATGCTTTAAGTAAAGAGTTGGGTTTTGCTGATTTCAATATCAAACGTACCAGTCGATTCTTTAATAAGAAACACGAAATACAACAGACATTAGCGGTGTACAGTGAGGCAGGTGAGGTAGAATATCATATTGAAATCCCAACGGACCCTCAATATATTAATAGTTCTTATAGTAAGATTGAGTTTATTAAAACAAAAGATACATTAAAAAACTATTTCAAAAACACATCAGTAACTTGTAAATCAAAAAATCTAAAGAAGCTATATCTAAGTGCAGATGGATATGTGTTCCCATGTGGATGGTTAGCTGACCGCATATATGGGTATGAAGTTGAAAGTAATAATGATACGGTAGAGTTAGATGACTTGTTTCAGCATGCCGGTGGCAAACATCTAGCTAATGTGAATCATACTGATATTCACCAAATCATTAATGGTAAATGGTTTGACACGTTAGAGTCTAGTTGGTCTAATGATAACAAGTTAGAACGATGTGGTGCCATTTGTGGAGATCAAATTGATTTGATTAATGACCAAAATGAATTGGTAAAAATATATTGAAAACAGCGGTCTTTTGGCATCATTCCCGCTTTACAAATTCTGCTGCCTATGCTATAATACAACATAGGAGAACACAATGGCAAACAAAAAATTCTTTTCAACAAAGACATACAGACAAATAGGTCCTGTTGCATATCGTCAGTGGCGTGCAGACAGTCATTGTAACTTAATTCATGGCTATGCTATGAGTTTTCACTTTGAGTTTGAAGCCGATACACTTGATGCCCGTAACTGGGTAACAGACTTCGGTGGATTACGACCATTAAAAGATAAACTAGAAGAATGGTTTGACCATACTCTATTAGTCGCACAAGATGACCCAATGCGTGAACATCTATTAGAACTAGGTCGTTTGAAATTAGCAAAGATTACAGAAGTAGAACGTACTGGCTGTGAGGGTATTGCTGACTTCTTGTACGAATACATTAACACAATATTCTTACCTAACTGTGGTAGTGAAGAAGCTAAACGAGTATGGTGTTGCAGAGTAGAGGTCCGTGAGACTGATAGTAATATGGCAGGACGTGGTGGTCACAGAGAAGATAGAGAGTTTGAATAATGTTAAAAACAGAAATAGTAGATAGGGTAGGACATACCTTAGTAGACATATTTCATAGACTTGCATTATTTGCTATTGGCGCCGCAACAGTATGGGCTGCCGGTTGGACCTTTGCTGAACTGTTTCAAAAACATCACGCAACAGTTGGTGACTTGTTACTAATGTTTATCTATTTGGAAATAGGTGCAATGGTAGGCATTTATTTCAAGACTAATCATATGCCTGTCAGGTTCCTGTTGTACATTGCAATAACAGCATTGACACGACATATGGTAGATATAATGAGTCATCAGCCAATCAATGTTGTTGAAATGATGGCTGTGGCTGGATCCACATTTGTTATAGCAATAAGCGTATTAGTTATTAGATATACTAGCGCAAAATATCCTAACAACAATAAAGATGAGGTAGCTTAATGAACAGTTTAGAAAAAATCTGGGCAAGAGCAACCGGTCATCTGATGGGTAACACGGATGATGACAGGCCTGATGTTCCTATTCTTACATTGCGTGAAGCAAAAATCGCATTGTTCCTAAAAACTTTCTGGGTGGTGCTACATGTGATAACATGTTGTTTCATCATAGCAAACACTTTACATCATTGGTAATATATGAACAAAAAAATAAAAGAGCTATGGGAGCAAGCCGCTCAACGAGATGATATAATGGATGAAAAACGTTATGAACATTTCGCAGAGTTAATAATTAGAGACTGCGCTAAACAAGTTAATCATCTTTATAAACAAGGTGGCGGTACTTGGGGTGAAGTTATTCTTAAACATTTTGACATAAAGATAGGTAAATAATGAGTCATTTAAAAAAGACAAAATTATCAAAAAAGAAAAACGATGTAATATACATTGATCCAGTAACCATGCAAAGGGTATGCTCATTTAATGAGTGCATCAATAAGTTTACAAAAGAAGGTACTGAAGTTATTAAAAGTCCTAAGGGCAGTATGTACGATAATGTAGTTTACTATCACGAATGCACCCAATGTGGTAGACGAGAGCGCGGAAAAGAAGATAAGAAAAAAGGATATCAAACAAAAATGAAAAATATGTTTACAAGAGGTCCTGATAATGAGTCAAATTAAAATTTCAGAGTTATTTTATAGCATTCAAGGTGAAGGTAGATACATGGGTGTACCTTCTGTGTTTCTACGAACATATGGATGCAATTTTACATGCGGTGGCTTTGGAATGCCTAAAGGGGAATTGAGTAGTGAGAGAGATGTTATCGCAATTAAAGCAGAAGATTATACAGATTATAAATCCTTACCGCTTGTCAGTACGGGATGTGATAGTTACGCAAGTTGGGACCCTAGGTTTAAGCATCTTAGTCCTGTGCTCAGTACCGTTTCTATTGTTGACTCTATTCTTACTATCCTTCCTCACGGTCGCTGGATGGATGAGCACCTTGTCATCACTGGTGGTGAACCTCTTCTTGGATGGCAAAGAGCATATCCAGAACTACTTTCAAACGAAAAGATGAGGGGTCTCAAAGAGATTACATTTGAAACTAACGGCACACAAGAACTAAGTCAAGACCTATCAGTCTACTTACAGCAATGGAAGATTAATAGAGAGAAGAATGCATTAACATTTAGTGTTAGCCCTAAACTAAGTATCAGTGGCGAGAAGTGGAGTGAAGCAATCTGTCCTAATATTATTCGTCAATATGAAAGTATTGGCTTTGTATATTTGAAGTTTGTTATTGCTACTAAGGAAGATGCACTTGAAGCAGATAAAGCAGTAAAAGAATTTCGCAATGGTGGATTCAGAGGTCCAGTATACTTTATGCCATGCGGTGGGGTAGAATCATTGTATAACTTAAATGCAAAGAATGTTGCTATTGAAGCAATGAATCGTGGTTATCGTTATAGCGATAGACTACAAGTTCCACTGTTTAAAAACGAGTGGGGCACTTAATGCCACAAACAGAATCATACGATTCATTTTACAGTAGAATGATGATCGGAGCCGAACTTAAATTTGCTTGGTTCCCTGAACGATGCAACTTGACTGGTAGACGAATTTGGTTAGAGTGGGCTTATAGGTTGACTAGGATTATTACTGGTCCAGGTGAGTCTATATTAGAGTATAGATGGCACGATAAGAATGCCCATATTATGTGGTTATTAAAAAGGTAAATATATGTATGAATTAAGATATCTTGTCCGAAACGGTTTAGACGGACCTGAAAAAGTGTTACAATATAGAACACAATTTGAAGTAACTGATTATAGTACAACTACTATTCAGGGTAGTTTTACTAAAAAACGTGAATGGACTGAATGGCAGGATGTGCCCACTGTAGAGGATAAATGAAATTATATAATAAACGAATTGCTTTTTTGATTAGTGACCAACACTTTATACCACACGGTGGTATCGGTAGTTTTGCTAAAGGCTTCACTGAGATGTGCGGTCGTATCGGCTGGAAGGTTGATATCATATTAGACAAACAACCTACTAATGATTTTAGTGAACTGATTATATCATTGGGTGCTAATATTGTCTATCCAGACGAACCACTAAGATATAGCGACCATACTGCTACGTTTGCATTTAGTGATACTATTAACTTTGAGAAGATTATTAACTTCCGCAAAGCAATATTAAAAGCATTTGAAACTAATGTATATGATATGATTGTATGTAATACACAGGAAGCAATGACTGCAAGTTATGCAATGACCGTCAATAAGTATATCCCTGTTGTATTCTATACACATTTACATAGTATGATTTTCCGTGATAGTCAGGGTAGTGATGTATTCTTAGACAGTTATCATAACTTTTATAACAAACATATGGAGTTTACTGATATAATCATTGGTACACAGAGTCAAAAGAACATTGACGAACTCACTAAGTTTGGTGCTACTAACTGTCAGTTATTGCGTATGCCTATGAGTGAGCGTGGCCTATTAGAACCATACACAGGCACTCATAAAGGTGTATTATTTATTGGACGATGGGAAGAAGGTAAAAACCCAGAAGCATATATTCGTGTAATGAAAGAATGTAAAATACACTGTAAAGTAATGACTAACAGCAACGGTGCAAAGAAGTTTGAAAAAGCTTTTGCAGAAGCAGGCATCACTGATTATGAGATACGTGCAGGCATTACTGGTCAGGAGAAAGTAGATTTCATTCGCAGTAGTGGTGTATTCTTTATGCCAAGCTTGCGTGAGAACTATCCATTCGCATTCTTAGAATGTCTAGGACATATGCCGTGTGTTGTATTAGATAATCAAGATTGGAGTGATAACTTTAATGAGAAATATTTTCACAAAGTAAACATCAAAGATGCCGGAGAGACTATCACAGAAATATATTGCTCAGTACAATCAGCAGAAGCATTAGATTATGTATGTGAGTTAGACGATGAAGTAGCAGAGGGTTGGGTTAATTTCTTAGATAACTTTGTAGGTAAGCGTAGCAATACAAATGCCGCCAAGATTAATACATATGAAACAGTTAAGTATAGTGATTACATTACAGAACTAAATCGTAAGCATTTAGCACGGGAAGATTTTGAAAGTGTGTTGGGTAATAAGCATAAGTTTTTAAGTGTGTATTATACTGATACTGACACATACTTAAGCAAAGACCCATCATACAAACCAGTAGAGGAAGAAACAGGTGTTAGCTTGTTTGAAGGATTATGAAAAAGATTTTAATAACAGGTAACAGTGGTTATATAGGTTCACATTTGACACAGATGTTGAAAAATGAATATGAAGTACATGGATTAGATAAAGTAGAACCACAAGAGTCACCTCATACATTCTATCATTGTGATATCAATAGACCGTTTAGTTTAGAAGATGAGTTTGATTGTGTTATTCACTTGGCTGCATTAGTTAATGTAGGTGAAAGCGAACAGAAACCTATTCAATACTATATTACTAACTTGAATGGTACAATGAATGTACTAAACAAGATTAAGACAAAGAACTTTATCTTTGCAAGTACAGGAGCCGCACAAGATTGTGAAAGTGCTTATGGTATTAGTAAACGTGCGGCAGAGGACGTAGTGAAAGAATATTGTACAACTCATCGTCAAATACCATATACAATCTTTAGATTTTATAATGTTATTGGAAGCGAAGGCTTTGCTCCCACTAACCCCGATGGATTAATGTACAATCTAATAATGGCCATGCAATCAAAACAGTTTACTATATTCGGTAATGATTATGATATTAGTAATGACGGTACCTGTATACGTGATTATGTCCATGTCAATGAAATATGTGATTCATTAAAACAAGCTATTGAGAAACCCGGTAATAGTATAGAATGTTTGGGTCACGGTGTAGGATATACTGTTAATGAGATTGTTAATAAGTTTATGGAAGTAAATGATATTGATATTAACATCAAATATGGTCCTAGAAGAAAAGGTGATATTGCTAGTTCAGTATTAGATAATGTATCTCCCTATATGCGGAATCTGTACGATATGACGGATTTGCTAAAGGTTGACAAATAATGGGAACTGTGCTATAATAATGTTTATTCAGTTGATTAATGGGATCAAAAATGACAGAAAAAGTAGAACTTTATTGTACGTATGACGAGGACCAAGCAGAATGGCTTGTTTGGTTCCCACACCCATTAGGTGGAATGAGTATTATAGACTCATTTACCAATGAAGCCGATGCCCGGGCATTTAGGCAAGATCAGATTGACAACGCAGACTACAATGAATAATATGAACAACATGAATATTGCTGATTTTGAAAAAAAGGTTAACTTTCTTCTTACTAAGCGTAAGATGATGCCTAGTAAAAAAATCGGACTCAAGGCGTGGTGTAAATACTTTATGGCATTTGCATGGACTGAACACTGTAAATGCGGAGATGGTCATGAGATGCTTGACATTCTTCTTAATGAAGATAACTTGATAGGTGGTGAAAAGTTTAATACTACGTTTATTCTCAAGTTTGAAGATTTATATCCAGAAGCATTGAAAAACAACAAAACTTGGCAACGTCTATTGCCGGCTTTAGTTGGATTTAAAGGCAAAGGTTTAGGTGTCGGTGAACTATACCTTGCATTAGTTATTCAAGGTTGGACCTTTGAGCGTACTGGGGGTAAAGGTGACGGCAAAGTAGCCGGTGGTATTCGGGAGTTAAAAAACAACGGGGCAAGTCTTAAGCCATTGGCCAACGCAGTACGTGTACAAGACCAACTAAATTTAACAGTTTTTGAGGGCCATAGGGCAGGTCCAACAAAAGAAACTAAAAGAACAAAAGGTCAGTGTTTTAGTAAATGGTTATCATGGTTTGACACTAACACTAACAAAAAAGAAATATTGTTAACATATTTTACGCAACTATATCCGGGCCGTGATGTTACTACATTGGTTAGTGAATTATTAACTAAAAGATCAGCAGATGATTTTTATAGAACAATAGGAAAATCAGTATTGGCATGGTACAAAGAAGTTGATAACTGGGATAGTTTAGTTATCATTGACCAAGATAAAATGAAGATGGTAAACATTGCAGATACTGATGACTTATCATTATTTTCTAAATTGAAGTTTGACTGGAAGAGTGAGCGTGGTCATGATTCTCAAGCAATTTCTGATGGCTATGTAAACATAAGTATATAATATGAAACCTTTATACATCTGGGCCGGTGGCAAGAATAAGATGATACCTAAGTACCAGCTTGACCCCGGCATCCCATACTCAGGTTATGACACTTTTGTAGAACCCTTCTTCGGTGGTGGTGCTATGATGATTCATATCTACGAAAATAATCCCACAGTTAAGAAGTTCATTATGAACGATATTAACCCTGAGATTGTAGGCATCTATACTGCTATCAAAACAGATCACCTTAACTTTATCGCAAGAATGGATACATTAGAATCTCAATACTTGCCACTAAGTAAAGTGGATCGTAAAACATTCTATTACAATCTACGTACAGAATATACAACTAACTACTCTCAGTGGAATAAAACTACTGAGTCGGCTACATTGTATTTCTTAATGAAGACTGGCTTTAATGGTATTTGGCAAACTACTCAAGCTAGTAAAGGTAGATATGCTACACCTTGTGGTTTATTAACTCAAACTACATCATGCTATGACAAGCAAAACGTGATTGAATGGCACAACTTCTTACAAAAGGTTGATATCTTTTGTGGTGACTGGAGTGCTTGTACTAAGCATATTGAAGGCAAAGCATTGTTCTTCTTTGACCCACCTTATAGAGATAGTTTCACTAGTTATAGTCAGGTGTTCGATGACAATCAACATATACAACTAATGGACTTTTGTAAACAATCTGACTTAGCTGGCAATCTTGTTATGTATTGTAACCGTGATGCAGGTGATACTTTTTATACCGACAATCAAGGTCAACTATCTATCAGTTATTATGATGTAACTTATACTGCAGGAAGACGTAAGCAGAACAAGGATAGTGATGGTAAGATAACTAGTCAGACTGCTACAGTGGCAAGAGAGATACTGTTATATAGCCCAATGATTACTGCAATGAACTGTACAATAACTAAGACAGTTAAAGCCGAGAAGAAGGTAAAAAAAGGATCCCTTGAGTTGGATCCTGCAATGTTTGAGACAGCTTAAGCTAAGTGTGTCATTAGCGTATTCATTTGTTTAACACCACCTTTTGATAACTGAAATCCTTTTTGATCTGCACGATTGATACGTTGGTCATAACTAGGATGACTGCTATTAGGTAGTTTAGTTATACTATTATAAAAGTCGTAATCAGATTGTTTTTGATGCAAGAACTTGAACATCTCAACTTTGTTGTAACCCAAAGCCCTGCATAACTTAATAGCAAAGTCGTCAGCATCCATTTCTTCCTGACGTGCTTTCTTAGGATCTGGCTGGTCATTGTGTGCTAGGGCAATGTGTCCCAGTTCGTGTGCTATAGCAAATGCTAGTGTGGAGTCAGGAGCATCCCAAAACACAGTTAGGTCAAGACTGACAGTACGATTGCCAGCATTTCCTTGAACCCATTGGTCATTTGACATAACAATAACTTTTGCACCCTTCAGTCTTTGTGCCCATTCTGGTCCGGCAGCTCGCATTAACTTACCCAGCATACCATTACTGCGTTGTTGCAGTTGTTCAAATCTAGGCATCCAAACGTCAGGTTCTTTTTTTATAGTTTCTAAATCTTGATATTCACCTGCTTTAGCTAAACCGGTAGCACCTAATGCGGCAGCGCCTGCTACACCTTTAAGCAGGTCTCTACGGTTAATAGCTTCACTAATGAATTCGTTTGCTCGCACGTTATTTCTTAAGGTTTCTAATATATTGTTCAGCTAGCATTACTAATTCTTCCATTTGCTCTACACTCTCGCAATTCCATCTGCGTAGTGCTAATGCTTTGGGAGTAGGTTTACCATTAGGCTTTTTCATAGGACCTTTGTTGCCACTCATACGAGCACAGAAACTCTTGCGGCGTTTGGCAGCTTTTGATCCAGGCTTTAATTTACTAGGTTTGGTAGTAACTGCTGTTTGCAATTTGCTACCTGGATTTTCTCTACGATATGCTTTTACCGCCTTACGGCTCATACCGGACGTTTTGTCTTTCCTGTTGACCTTGTTCCAATCCTCATCTATTCCTTGCTCTTTCTTTTTAGCAATAGCAATAGCGGCTTGTTGTGCTGGGTTTGCGGCTTCGGTAATAACTTCAGTAATTTTCATAATGATATCCGTAAATAGTTGACTTTATTGCGTAAATATGTTACACTATATCTTATTATTTATCACTTTGGACTTCTATGCACTCTTTTGACACTAACATTAAACGCATTGGTTTTGCTTGTAAATGGGCAGAAATCAATCACAAAGGTGAGATTGTTTCAGCCGAAGGTCTTAACACGGGTGGCACTACTCAAGCATGGGCAAAACGTAATAACCGTAGTGTAGTGGAAGAAAAGATTATGGATGTTGCTAAACGCAATATTATGAATACTCACGCATTGGTTAAGCGTGTTGCTACATTAGAACCCGAATTGCGTATGGTTCGTCTTACTAGTGATATGCTTAGTTTTTATACTATGGATGGATACAAAGAATTTTGGCAAAGTACTGATGTACAAAATAGTTTACAACGATGGTTTGCACCCATCGGTGAGACAGCTAGAGCAAATGATGTACGTCTTTCATTTCATCCCGATCAATTTGTAGTTTTAGCAAGCGACCGTGATGAGGTAGTAAATAAGAGTATAGAGGAGTTTGAATATCATGCAGATATGGCCAGATGGATGGGGTTCGGTAGAAATTTCCAGGATTTTAAGATTAATATACACATATCTGGGCGTAGAGGCCCACAAGGAATCAGAGATGTTTACGGAAGACTCAGCCCCGAAGCAAGAAACACACTAACACTAGAAAATGAGGAATACACACATGGACTTACTGACTGCTTATCATTATCTGACCTCGTACCTACGGTCATGGACATACACCATAATTGGATACGTGAAGGAGAATACATCGAACCTTCTGACGACCGTGTTAAAATGGTCATTGATAGTTGGCGTGGTGTTCGGCCTACTTTACATTACTCCGTCAGCCGTGAAGATGTACTTGTCGGACATTCCGGATCACAGTTACCCTCTCATGGTGCGTTGATTGAAGCGGGATACAGTAAACAGAAGCTTCGGGCACATAGTGATTACTATTGGAACGAAGCAGTGAACGATTGGGCATTGACATTTATCGATAACTTTGATATGATGTGCGAATCGAAGGCAAAAAATCTTGCCAGCTTTAAACTACACGAAAGATACAAATGTTTGAAAAAATAAAAAACTTATTTAAGAAGCCAGAAGTTAAATCTGAACCTGAACCTAAAAAGGTTAAGGAAAAGAAAGTTGCACCCGAACTTACTGCTAAAGAAAAAGCAACGGCAGCAGGTGAGCCGTACATCAACATACTGAGTATGGAGCTTGATCCCAATGATGTTAACAATGGTGCGTTTGAACTTGATTGGAATGAAAAGTTCATTTTAAATCTGATTCGTGCAGGTTACAAACAAAAAGATAGTGACACAGACAATGTGTTGGTGGATCGTTGGTTTCAAACAATTTGCAGAAATATTGCGCTCGAGGTCTATGAGCAACAACAAGCTGATCCTACAAACCGTGACTTACGTATGGTCCGTACTAAAAACTTAGGTGACGGTCGTACAGAAGTTAGTTGACAATAAATCAAACATAGTGTATAATATATACATATTAACATTACCTTTATACATATGAAATACGCACTCATTGATACTGCTAACACATTCTTCCGTGCCCGTCACATTGCATCACGTAATAGTGATACATGGGAAAAGATCGGCATGGCACTTCACTTAACACTAGCAAGTACTAATCAAATCGTTCGCAAGTTTGGAATCGATCACGTTGTATTCTGCTTAGAAGGTCGTAGCTGGCGTAAGGATCATTATGAGCCCTACAAGAAAAATCGTGTGGTTGATGCGCTATCACAAACTGAAACAGAACGTGAAGAAAATGAAATGTTTTGGGATACTTATGAAAAGTTCACTACATTTCTAAAAGAAAAAACAAACGTATCAGTACTCAGACATGAACGGGCTGAAGCTGACGACATGATTGCCCGTTTTATTCACTTACATCCGACCGATGAGCATTTTATCATTTCAAGCGATACCGACTATGTTCAACTTATCAATGAAAATGTCAAGCAATATAATGGGGTGTCTAATCAACTGATTACACTTGACGGTTATTTTGATGACAAGGGTAAGATTGTTAAAGATAAGAAAACTAAAGAACCCAAACTGTTAGGTGACCCGCAATGGCATCTTTTTATGAAGTGTATGCGTGGTGATAGTTCTGACAATGTATTTTCTGCTTATCCCGGGGTACGTGAGAAAGGTAGTAAGAACAAAGTTGGACTAACTGAGGCTTATGCTGATAGAAATAAGCAAGGCTTTCATTGGAACAACATGATGTTGCAACGCTGGGTAGACCACAATGAAGTTGAGCATAGGGTAAAAGATGACTATGAACGTAATCGTGTACTTATTGACCTGACTGCACAACCCCAAGAAATCAAAGACTTGGTTGATGCACGTATTAAAGAGGGTGTTCGTACTACGACTATCCCTCAGGTTGGCATTCACTTTATGAAGTTCTGCGGTAAGTATGAGCTGACTAAGATTAGTGAGCAAGCTGAAACATATGCAAAATGGTTGAATAGTCCTTATCAAGGGAGTTTAGTATGAAAACTAGCTGGACAGTTGAATTACAGGAAGATCCTGATACCGGCGACTTTATTTTGGAGTTTCCACCGGATATGTTGGAACAAACGGGTTGGGTCGAAGGTGATTCATTAACTTGGAAAGATAATGGAGATGGAAGTTTTATGTTAACTAAGAAAGAAACACAATGGGTTCTTGTAGAATCTATTGATACCTTCCGTAAACGTTATATGATTGAGGTACCTGTAGGCACTGACGACTATGGCAACGACAAAACATTATGGGCGTTAGATACAGTAACAATGGAAAAGGCAAAGGAATTCAGCCAAGAGTATATCGGGGAACAGATTATCAGTCACCGTGTTGTTACATATGATGAGGCATTGG